AGGTTTGCAATTAAACTTCCAGGCTGCCGATAAAACCATCGGCAATTATGCGTTTTCGGGATCACAACTAAGGGAAGTCGATAAGCTAGGCGCAATGGGTAATGTAAACGCATATGTTGATGACGGGCAGCTTGTCGTTAAAAATTGGAACTCTCCGCTTTCAAACACCGCAGTACTTGTGAGTGAATATGATGGCATGATAGGCGTGCCTGAGCTTACAGAGGAAGGCGTACAAGTTACCTTTTTGTTTAACAATATTGCACAGCTTGGCGGCGAGTTGGAGTTAATGTCAACCAGCAACCCTTCCTTGAACGGTAATTACACTATCGTAAAGCTTTCGTTCGATTTAACAAATCGCGACACGTTTTTTTATTATACTGCAGTGTGCTTGAATAACGCCATAGCCGCTTGGATAGATACGTTTCAAGGTACGCCGCAAACCGGAACAGGTGGTAATCCTTTATGAGTAGCACAAACTCACCGCCGCTATATGACTTCGCAAACAAGGGCACGTTGCTTGGAGCGCTTTTGCATTCCTATCGCAAAATGCTTATGAATACTGACGATATGCTACCGGCCAAGGTTATTAGCTTTGACCGCTCCACAAACACCGCTGTTGTTCAGCCGCAAATCATGATGGTGACAACTGATCAAAAGCTTGTAAGCCGCGCTGATTACGCTAGCATTCCGGTTTACACCATGGGCGGCGGCGGCTTCTTTGTTAGTTTTCCTTTAGTTGCCGGTAATACAGGCTGGATAAAGGCGAGCGATCGTGATATATCACTGTATCTACAAGGTGGAAAAGAGACTGCACCTAATACGAATAGGCTTCATTCTTTCGAAGACGGTTTGTTTTTTCCTGATGTAATGGACGCGATAACGATTGCTGGCGGCGATGAAAATAATTTGGTTATAGGATCAACAAACGGAGCTGTTGCCATTTCAATGTCACCCGCCGTCTTAAAGTTTACAGCAACAAATATTGAAATGGTTAGCACTACGCTAACTCACAACGGTGTAAATGTAGGCGCTACGCATGAGCATGGCGACGTGCAAAACGGCGGCGGAATATCGGGGCCACCAGTATGAGCGTAACAATCTCAAACCTAACGATAGGTCTAAATGCAAACCGCGATTTGTATATTGACGGCTCTGGTAATCTCGCAATTCTTACTGGTGTTGATGCGTTGGCCCAAAGCTGTCAAGCCAGGGTTGAAGCACAGTTAAGGGAAATGCTTTATGCTTACAATCAGGGTATGCCCATGCTCGATACGGTATTTCGTCAACAGCGCTTGGCGCAGTTTGTCGCGGCCGGGCGCGCTCGCATATTGACCGTTTCTGGCGTTATACAAGTTAAGTCTTTTGTTGTGACGATACAAAATGGTGTGTTGACTTATACGGCTTCGATTTTGACGCAATACAGTCCGTCAACGATAGACGTTGCAAGCCAGGGAATTTGATATGAGCAGTAGCATATATACATATGTCAATTCTACAGGCGTTATTGTTGCCGATACCACGACAATAAAAGCTACGGTGCAGCAAGAGTTTTTGTCAGCTCTAGGGCAGAATTTGGATATTGACGATAGCGCCCCGGCAGGAGTGTTGATTGCTGGTGAAGTTCAAGCGCGTTCTGCGGTGGTAAACAATAACGCAGCATTGGCAAACCAGATTAACCCTAATCAATCAGCCGGGCAATTTTTGGATGCTATCGGCGGCTTGACGCAGTGTGAGCGCACGGCTCAAGCGCAATCTTATTATCCAAGCGTTGCGCTTGTAGGTTCGCCTGACTTGCCCGTCCCGGCCGGTACGCAAGGCAAGACAACAAATGGGGATATTTTTGCAACCACGGCGGCGATTGAGTTGGACAATACCGGCAACGGTAGCGTTGTAATGCAGGCGGTAAATTACGGTGCCATCGCCGTGCCATCTGGACCATTGAACATTGTTAGCGACGTGTTGGGTTTAACCAGCTTGACGGCTGGCACTGGTGGTATTGTTGGCAATACTTCAATGAGTGACGTAGCGTTTCGCAGCTTTCGCCGCCAAACCCTTTCGCTTCAAGGCCGTTCTGTAAACGGTGCTTTATACTCGGCTGTTAAGAATTTGCCTTTCGTAACAGACTTGCAGTTTTTGGAAAACAACACGGCGGCAACGGTTACGCTTGATGTAATTACATTGGTTGCACATTCATTTTGGATGTGTATTAACGGAGCACTTATAACAACTGGCGCAGCCAATGCTGCCGCATTGGCTGCCGTAATACTTCAATATAAAGGTACGGGCTCCAATTGGAACGGAGCGCAAGACGCACCTGCCAGTGATCCTGTTACTGGACAAGCATTTACGCCGCAATGGGACGTACCGGCTGGCGTTCCTTTGATAGTGCGCGCAACCATATCGCAAGGGCAATATACAGGCACACTTACAGATAATGCAACAAACGCTATATTGGCTTATGCGAGCAATACGCTTAATGGTATTGAAGGCTTGGCCACGGGGCAGAACGTTTCGTCTTTTGAAATAGCCGGAGCTGTAACGCAATCAATGCCCGGCGTGTATGTCAAAAACTTGGAAATTGGCACTGTCTCGGGCGGTACGTATTCTAATGCTGAAATTGCAATAGCTCTAAACGAAATAGGCACGTTGACCAGCGGCAACATTGATATTGTGATTGTGTAATGACAGAACAATATCAGCAATTTGATTTTGCTACTGATGTTAAAAGCGCTATAATTTGGCGCCATAACGATGCGCCAAACCTAACCGCGTTGATGTCTGCTAAGCAAGCTTGGTATGCGGCCAACCATGAACAATTTTGGATTGACTGGTTTAACAACGTTTTTTCGTTGACATCTGCTGATGACTTCGGATGCGCAGTGTGGGCAATAATTTTGAACTCGCCTGTAAATCTTAATCCTCCTGCGCCGGGTCCGGTACCTTGGGGCTTTGGCATATTCAATCAAAACTTTTTCAATGCTAATTTTAATCCAACGGCGCGCAATCCTGCGTTTTTAACGACAATTGAAAAACGCTTTGTGTTGTTGCTGCGTTATTGGCAGATTGTTTCTAAGGGTCGCTTTGTTGAAGACAACGGCTTTCTTTATCGGCTCTTTGCTAATCCCATTACGATTATACAAGACGGCGTGCCTACACAGGTATGGCCGGGAATGCCGTTCAAAACGTTTCCGTACATAGTAGACAACTTGGATATGACTGCCAGCATAACGCTTAACTATCCTATATCTGATAATCTAGCTACCATTATTCAGGAGTACGATTTATTGCCGCGTCCGGCAGGCGTGTTGCTAACAGTCACCATTCCTACGTTTGGCGATAGTGGCGGCGTGCTACTAATGACTGTTCCCTCCCCGTTATTTCCAACGTCTGATGCTGGTTTAAGCAATGGCGATATATGGAACAACGGGGAAGTTATGACGGTGTTCGGAACGACAACACCTAATCCGGCCGCGCCGCTGATCTATTTTGTAGGGTTGACCGTAGCTGAGCTGGTCTCGGCTGGCGGCGCAAACTTACCTTTGACCAACGCCGGATTGGCCGGTAGTCTGTGGAATAATGGCGGCGTAATATGTATCGTTTGAACGGAAATAACAGCATGAAAAAGCTTCTTTTACTTGGTGCGCTGCTTGTTTGTTTTGCGCAAAATGCCTTGGCTCAAACGCCAACGTTCCAAAGTTTGACATTGACAACGCCGCTTGCGCTTACGTCCGGGGGCGTTGGCGCTACCACGGCCGGTGGCGCGCGAACAAATCTTGGCGCGGCAGCGAGCGGTGCAAATTCTGACATAACTTCTTTGTCTGGATTGACTATTCCGCTAGCGTTGGCACAGGGCGGAACAGGGTCAACTACTCAAGGCGGTAGCCGTGTGACGTTAGGCGCAGCGGCTAGCGGTGCAAACAGCGATATAACTTCTTTGTCTGGATTGACCACGCCTCTTTCTTTTTCTCAAGGCGGAACAGGGATAAGCTCATTTGCCACCAATAGCATTTTTGCGACAAGCAGCGGATCAACTCCCGCTGCTATGGCTGTACCATCTTGCAGCGGTTCAAATAACGCTTTGCAATGGACAACCGGCAGTGGAATACAATGCGGTTCTATAGCTGGTGGCGTAACGTCTTTCAACACTCGCAATGGTGCTGTTACGTTATCTTCCGGTGACGTTACAACCGCTTTAGGTTTTACGCCGTTTTCTGCGTCATCAAATTTGCCCGTGGCCAATTTAAATAGCGGTAGCGGTGCAAACGGTTCGACTTTTTGGCGTGGCGATGGAACGTGGGCGCAACCAATTACGCCGCCTTCGCTTTCTGTCACAAACGGAACGTTAAATATTTCCAACGTTTCCTCTTTGAATGCAAAAAATTTAAATCTCATTGAAGACGTAACAGCTCCTACAATTGTGCAAAGCTGCTTTTGCACGCAGTTTCCGATAAACGTTATTCCTGGTGATCTTTTGCTTGCCGTGGGTGTTGGCCCGGCTGGTGGAACAGCGCCTGTGGCGGCGGCTGGATGGACATACCAAACATCTGTGGTTGCTTTTCAGGGTGGCGTTTCGACATATACCCAAGTTGCAACTACGGCCGGAACATATTCGATTGCTAGCATAGGCGCAGCGGGCGTTTACATGTACGAGGTAAGCAATTACGGAACATACGCCGCGTCTCAAGGTACAGCTAGCAGTAGCGGTTCAACGGCTATAACGCCATCGGTTAATGTGCAAAAAGGCACATTGGTTTTGAGTATGTTCAATAGTCAAAGCAACAGCGGTGCGGTATATTCAAATCCTCAACCAAGCGGGGCGGTTTTAACATCACAAGATCAAACAACCGCGTCATTCGATACGTTTATTGCTAGAACGACATATATTGCGCCTAACGCAAACGGTTCTTTAGTAATGACGCTAGATAATAGTTCGTTAGCGACTAGTTCTTTAGGTTACAGTCAATTTATTGTAAATCCAAATCCAGCTTCAATTTCGGCTGTTATAAATTCGGCTCCTATATCTGATGCTTCTGTTGATGTAGTAGCGCCAAGTAGCGGCGACACAATAACGATACCGGACGGCGTTTCAACCTATGTTGTCAATCCGTCCGGCTCTTTAGCCGCGTTGACGATTATACTTCCTGCTAACGCTTCGCCAAACGTTTCAAATCTACTCGAAACTATACGGTTTCAACAGGCTATTACGTCTTTGAATATCCAGGCCAATAGCGGGCAGTCTTTGACTGGCGGCAATATAAGCGGCCAAGTTGTGAGCGGTCCGCAAGACGAAAGCTTTATAATAAACGGTTCAACTTGGTATAGGTAAAGTCATGCAACAAAAATATTTTTATTATGCGTGGGCCGTTGCTGGTGACACAACGCCTATCCCGTTGCCCACACAAGGCGATGGCTCTGTAAGCTATCAGGCTGGATATGGTGCTGATTACCAGCTTAATCTTGCAACTGATCCTAGCGCGATAGCGATTGAGCGCGCTAAGATGAACTCGTTTTTTAATGATGTCACTCTCAATCTTCAAAATTATCAACAATACGGCTCTCCGGAGTGGATTGACAGTAGCGATAATCAAGGCGCGCCGTTTCCGTATGATATCGGGGCCAACGTGCGTTATCGCAGCGGGTCATCCGGGCCGTTTACCAATTATGTTTCATTGGTTTCGGGCAACACTACGGTGCCCGGCACGGCTGGTTATTGGGCTGTTTCGTTGGCAGCATATGCCTCGGGACGCTTGACACCATCAGGTAATGCGGAATGGACTGCACCGGGCAGTTATACCTACACTGTCCCGGCAGGATGCTATACCGTGCGCTATCGCGGCGCGGGAGCTGGTGGCGGTTCTGGCGGCACGGCGCCAGTTGCAAGCGGCATGGCGGCCGTGACTGCCGGTGGAAATGCGGGCGCCACCATGGAAGGCACGGTATCAGTTACGCCCGGGCAGGTGCTTGCTGTTGTTATTGGCGCGGCCGGGGCGGCAGGTGATGCCACAGGCAGCAATGGCGCACAAGGCGGCTCTTCCACCCTCACTGTCGCCGGAACAGTCTACACCGCGCCAGGAGGGCACGGGAGCAGTGGCAACAGCGGTTTTGCACCGCCGTTTATTATCGCGCCCCATAATATTAGCGCTGTGGCTGCCGGAGCATCAATTTTAAACGGGACGGAAATACGCGGCACTAGCGGCTTCGCCATGGCAGATGCCCAAGGGGAAGGCGGTGCAGGCGGCACTTGTCAATTAGGTGCGGGTCTGTCTGGCAACGGCGGGGACGGCGTTTATGCTGGTGCCTCATCGGCCGGACAAGCTGGCAACCCTGGTAATCCCGGTTGCCTAATTATCGAGGCATACACTTAAAATAAAACCCCCGGCGCTGTTGCAAGGCGGCGCCGGGGGCCATTATCGGGTCATGCTGGCGGCGGCCAACTGTACCCGATAACTAGGCGACGGTAGCGGGCGTCTTCGCCGCGCTCAGGGTATCGTCAACGCGAAGCACACGGGCACCGTCAACGCCGTGCTTAACGTCAACCGACACATGCACAGCCGAGAACTTGCGGCCTTCCTCTTTCCAGCGCTTATTGGCGCCGGAGATGGTACCGGCCAGCGTCTTTGTCGGATTAGGGTTGCTCTCTGTGCTGGCAACAAAGAAGCTATCGTAATCATATTCTTCCGCCGCATCATCCCAAACGGGAGCTTCCAGCGTGCTGAACGGGTAGGTTTCCGGCCGCACCGTGCCAGCCTTCCGGCCCTTGCGCTCGATTGCGGGCATCTTGATCCGGCCGCCAGTGGTCAAAATGACAGGAGCAACGCGTGATGCCGGAGCCGGGGCCGTGGTGGCAGCGGTGGCGGTGGCGTCATTGAATGCGTCATGGATGGCTACCCCGCCAGCGGACACGCCAGCCGGTGCGGAAAGCGGCGCGGGGGCGGCGACTGCCGGAAGCTCGGCCGCACCGGTAGCGGTGATTTCAAACGCGAATTTGGCCGGGTTGGCCGGGTCGCGGGTGTTCTGGTCAATGGCGATGAATTTGTTTTCGGCCAGATATTTGGCCACAGGGCTGGCGGGATTGATGAACTTCGGGCCGTTGCTGATTTTGAGCAACTGTTCCTTCATATTTGGGTTAATCGTCATATCAGTCTCCGTTTAAGGTTGAACGTGTGAGCCTTGAAGTTATATGTTCGGCAATTTCGGCTGTCAAGCGTGAATATTAAAGAAGTGAATATTGCATATTGCGTGCCGGAATATAGCCGATTTTTTCTAATATCTGGATACTTAGCTCTATGTATTTGTCATAATCAATATCGGCCGGTAGCGCGGCAGGAAGGATCATGCACGGTTTAGCGCCATCTGTTCGGCCGACTTTGTGACCGTTTGTGGCATAGGTGATGCATCCTTTTACACCGGCCGCATAATACCATCTGACTGTGCGCCCAAGATAGCGGCCATCTTTTACAGCGCCTCCGGCCACAAGCCGGGCAGATGTAAACCGCTCTATCTTTTCACACGCCCTTACGGTTTGGTCAATCGGAATGCCCTTTTGAATAAGCGCGCATACGGCGTCAATACATATCAGCTCCACAGGGTTTTTCGATAATTCAGAATTAAGCGCGCTTCCGGTATAGCTATAGACGCCTTTTTGCTTTACTTTGCCGTCCATCTTAACCGCTATGTAGTTGTTCACGTCACGGGAATAAAGAGCTTGATATTCGGTTTCCTCTGTTTCAAGACTGCTTTCTTGCTCCCAACGTTGTATTATACTTTCAAATTCGTATATACGATTACGCTCAACAAGCGTGACTATGCCATCTGTATTGCCAGAAACAACACTAAAGCAGGACAACGTTAAACGTTCGATTAGCATTAAAACGCTAAGCTGTCCTGTCAATGTGGTTTGAACCATCATTTTAGGATCATATACAACACTATATGGATCACTTGTTTTTCCAAATATACCGTTACAACCAATCTTTAAGCCATCTCTAGTAGTGTCATCTCCTAAGCGCTTAGCCTCCGTTCTTTCCGAAACAATACCTTGTAGTGCCTCCAAGAACACCACGCCTAGATGTTTTGGAAAGAATTTGTTTTTAAGCATCATATTAGGATAATAGCCGGTAACGTCGCGGTCTAATATTGCTTCTAAACTGTTTGAAATAATAGCCATAGTCTTTTCGACACTATGTAACCCGCCCATACCTACAGTGTAGGCATTATCTCCTAGCATAACGCGGCGGTTTTCAATCTCTTTTGGGCGTATTACATGCCCGGTTTCACCAATGATAAACACGGCCTTTTGTATTTCAGTAAGCAGCTCTTGCAACTGCGGAGTTTGAAAGCTGATGTATGCCGGAGCATCAAAGGTGAATTGCTCCCCTATGCGCTTTTTAAAATCTGCTTTCTTTGGTCGCTTTCCTGTGAGTTTTTGAATTTCACTGGCAATAATCTCTTCTGCCATTTGCGCATCCGAAAGCGATCTAAAATCCTTGCCGTATCTGACACCAAATTTGGCGCGCAATTCAAGGTGCGGCGATAGCTCATTACATAGCAAGCGCGTGTTGCTCAAATCGTGGTAGTTGTAATTTCGGACGCGGTTTTTCTCTTCCCTAGTCAATACCGTTTCGTGGTGGTACGGTAAATCTTCTAGGTGCTGGCAGTGCAACCTAGCCGCATAAGTTTTCAGACTGCCTTTAAGCGGAGCGACTTCGATTAAATCAACCGTATTGGCGGGATGCATTCCAAACATATATTGCATTTGCAATTCGTTTTTGCGAACACCGCTTGTTATAATTTCGTTACTAATGTGCTTTATTTGAGCGCATGTTATGCTGTGGTGCGAAAGCGCATAAGATAATACGATAATATCGTAATCGTGTATATTGAAACCTACTACGCAAAAGCTATCAAGTATCCATTTTATCCAGTCAATTTGTAGCTCGCTGTTATCGTGACGTTCAAAAAAGCACCATTTGCCGGTGTGAAAATCCATAAAGCCGACTTCGAAATAATTAGGATAGCATTCAACATCCATCATAAACGGGCCGGTTGCACTGAGCAATTCGGCCTCCGTCATGAATAAATCAGGATCAATCAAAGGTTACGTCCAGCAATGATGCCGCGCAAATTATCCCCGTAAAACATGGCCGCGTTAGGAGCGTGCCCTATTTTACCGTTAGAAAAGCATACTGATTTTACAAAGTCGCGAACTATGTTCCAATACTTTGCAGAATAGCAGTGCGTACCGTGCAACCCGTCAACGCGATAACATGCACCTATTTCTAGGCTATTGTGCGTTGCCACGTAACCGTCATGCACATAAATAACATCGTCAACCATAAACGCTTCTACTGCGGACACGCCTTTAAAAAACTCTACTGGCAATATAGAGAACGGCGCTCCGTTGAAGCCATCGTATAGCCGGGCAGTCTTCGGATAATCTACATCTTCAAGTCGCGTCTTAACAAAACTGCCATCATCAAAATAAAAGGTTGCGCTGTATTCAGAAAAGCCAAAAGCGGCAAGCGGCTTCTTAATTTTAATGATGGCTGTGAGCGCGCGCTTAGGAATGTTCAGTCCATCTGGCAAATGTATTCCGTGATAATATTCTAGCGCCATTTGCCCGTTGGTTGAGATAACAACACCGGAGCTTAGACAAGCGCTATTGCTATACGGCCGCTCGCCTTTGCCTGACACGATCACGTTGCACAGCTCAAACCCTGTCTTTATGCGGTCATCTATTACGCACGAAACAGGGTCCGGCACATATGGCGACATTAAGCCGATATCCATTGCCGGAATGACAGCGCGGAACTTATCGGATCGTATCGAAATACCTGAGCGGTCAACCTCAGTTAATTTAAAATTTGGCCCGCACTGTTCCAAAGCAGCTTTAAACTTGCCACCGTGTAGGCACACTTCAAGCTCTTCTTGTATAGGGGAGCCCATGCATATTACATTATCGGCCGCGACAAGCAGGCGATCTTTAAGCCGTACGTACGCAAACTCTTCCGTGTCCGCACAGGATGAGATAAACGCGACAAACCTTAAAGCTTCAATTAGTTTTGATTTGTTATCAATATTGGTGTCAGCTTTTGGTTTACGCGCGGCCATTTCATTAGGCTCTTTTCGTTAATATGGTATTTCGTCATCCGTTACAAAATCCGGGCAGTTGAACACCGGATTGTTTTGCGGACTGACAATCACAGCAAGCGGCGGCGTAGCGTTCTGCTTATCGCAGCGATTTCCGGCCACATTCAAGAAAAGGCAATCAAAACATGTGAGCGGGTCCGGTGTATGGACTTCCGGTGTTTGTGCATCGCCTGCGTCAATGGCAAATTCTGCCGCCGCAACAATGCCCTCCATTATCAATTTTATATTCTTGCCGAATTGAGACAGCGCATTATCCAGCTCTGTGCGTACCCACTCAGGGTTATTGAGAGCGGACGGAACAGGCGCTGGTGTTTGAGCACCAGGAAACGGCGGAAACGCCGGGACGGCGGATTGCGTCGGAGGCACTGGCGGTGCTGGCGTGACAGTCTCGGTAGCAACAATAGGGGGCATTTTGATACGCATTTTTTCAGTCTCCGTTATGTACTCTAAGGTTTTCGATATGGACAATTCTAGTTTTTGAACGGCACCGTTCGGCAGCGTTAAGCCAACTATAAAGCTGTAGGATTTAATTTCAAGTATATTAAAGCAAGCGAGCCATTTTTCCGGTCCGGTTAGGAACTCTACATCATCGCCAACTGATATTGATGCGCGTACCTTATCGGCAATTTCGGGGTCTATCATCTCAACAGGCATCCTAATATTCGTACCCTGTTACTTCCGGATACTCGCGATTTGTGTGGACCAAGATGCGCTTAGGAGCCACCAGCATATCTATATAGCGCATAGCATCGGCAACGGTCTCGGGCACGAAAGCGTCAACCGGAAAGCGTTGGCGCCACCACTCTCTGGCCTTTTTGCGAACCATAGGCTTGGGGCTTTCGATGCCTACATATTCGGTGAAGCGTTTTGTGTGGCAGCTATACACAGCCTTAATCGTTGGCCTATCCGTTGGCGTGGCGTGGCGCTTTGTATGCTGCGTATAATACACGCCGCCTGTCACATCAAACCATTCGTATTTTGGCAGCTGTCCGGAAATCATTACGTCTTCAAAAGCTACCTTAGCCACTTTAAATTCAAATTCGAACGCTTCACCGCAAAAGGTGCAAATGCGCGCACTGGCATGGTTGTAAGTGTTGCACGCCGGGCAGAGCCTTACGGGAGCGTCACCACGGCCCGGCCCTTTCATTTCCGGAATGAAAGGATCATCTATAGGACCAAGGCGGCGCGTGTTGCCAGCGTGGCCAGAGACTAAGCAATATTGCTTGCGCCATCCGTTGACTTCGAACGGCCGCATACCACGGCCCATTGTTTGCACGTACTGCCCGGCCGATAGTGTAGGCTTCAAGTCGATAATGTGATCTATTCGTTGCACGTCTAGGCCGGTTAGGCCAATGCCGTTTGTTACCAATGTGTCAAGCTCGCCGCTATAATACGCGGACATAATATCGTCACGCTCTTGGCTGCCTTTCATTTTAGAATGAACAACAGCCGTGCGTAGACCAAAAGCTTTGATCATCTCGTTAGTCATTATCGCGCGCTCAACTCCGGCGCATGGAACGAAACGGCACATGCGATCTTGTCCGGCGTGCAAGGCCTCGTTCAATGCCGCCCATGTAATTTTTTCGTCCGCTTTGTTGGCAAGTTCCGCTTGCGAAAAATCGCCGTTGATGATCCGCACCCCGGCCGTATCAATGATATTTGTCATCTTTTTAGGGATAGGCGGAACAAGGTGATAGTCAGCAAACAGGCGGGCGAAGCCTGGAATGTTGCAAATGTCATATATTATATCTGTGAAGATTTGACCATTCGTAAGTGAACCCATGCCGGTGCGCCAGCACGTGGCAGTAAAACCAATAATTTTCATGCGCGGATTTATCAGCATGAGGGCAATAACAATTTTCATATAGTTGCCCTCATCGTCCGGCCCGAGCAAATGTGCCTCATCGATAATAAACAAATCTATGTGGCCAAACAGGGCCACCAGATTAACCAGTGTGTCGCGGCCCGCAAACGTAATAGGCCAGTTCAGCTCTTTACGCCGCAGCCCCGCGCTGCAAATGCCAGCGGGCGCATTAGGCCATACGGATAAAAGCTTATCGTAATTCTGCTTGATCAGCTCTTTAACGTGTGTGCCCACAATTACCCGCTGGTTAGGCCAATGCGTGTAAATCCATTGCAGAAACAGCGCGATCACAAATCCCTTGCCGCTGCCAGTTGGCAAGCAGATAAGAGGATGACCAGTCTTGCCCTGAACAAAAAAGTAGTTGTAAAGCGCATTGATAGCCTCTGTTTGATACCAGCGCGTTTGAGCGTTGACAGCGTGCATTTACTCTTCCTGCCAACTCGCCTTTAGGAAACGAATAAGCTTGTAGGTGGTATCCAATACTCCCAGCATAAGGCTAACGATTTGTGTTTCGTTAGGCTTTTCATTCTGCAAATTCAACGCTTGAAATTGTGCGGCGTTGGCGGCAAATTGCGTTGCTAAAGCCAAAGCAATTTTAGAAGTTCCGTCTTGCATGTATGTTTTCCTTAATCTAATCCTGTTTCCGGCTTGGCTTCACGCACCTTGGCCGCCATTTCTTCGAACGCTTTAGCAAGTTCCTCGCGCCGCTCTTGCGACTTTGGAAGCCAAAACGTAACAGCGCTACGGTCATCATCGGCCGGAGGATGATGGAGCATAAGGGAGCTGTGCAACATGAGTTGCACAGCACTGTAGGTTAGTCCGGTGTTGGACAGTTTTTCAACAACGCCAACTTCCGATGTTAGTTCTTGACTATATACGTTGATACGCATGGCCTAACCCTCCCCTGTTTCACTATCGGCAAACGCATCACGGTTGACCGGGCAACACGCCGCTGCGATGGCAAGCGGTGTTGAGCGCCACGCGCCATTATTATTCCGGCGCCATGCTTCCATATCATCCGCGAGCTGCATTGCCTCGGTAACAACAGCCATATCGCTCATGGGGCGCGCATGTTCTCCGATTTCATCCATTCGAAGCGTTGCCCATGCACGCACGATGCCGGGAGCGGAGCTATCGCGCGCAAGCAGCGTAAACATTGGCTCACTTGGGAGCGCCTTGTTATAGCAGTCATTATGATTTGGATGTTCTTTCGTGCCCATTTTTCAGTCTCCTATTGTTCTAAACCGTTCCATACATCGCACCCATTTGCGATGTAGTCTTTTGGTATTATCGCCGCGTGATGACTGCAAAACCATTCGCCATTTTCCACAGGCTTAGCGTTGCGACATGAGCGGCAATTCTTGTCTATCGGCTCGCCTTTGTGGCATATGCCGGACATGGAGCAGTACAGGCAATCACTGTAGGCGGCACTGGCTGAAATGCGGCCCGGCGGCTTGTCACTATGGATTACACCGTTAGCTTTTGTTTCAACATTACGCCTACCGCGCACATGGTCTAGTTCGATAACCTCTATGTAAATATCGTCATCATTTTTATTCATCGCAAAGTATATGCCGTAATCTAGGTTGTATATTGGCTCGGACCCATACGTGCACATTTGGTCATAATGCATCGGCTTTGCTTCTATCAAGCCGACTTTAGCAAGCTTTTTAAATGACTTGTCGTTATGCGTTTTGAACTCAGTTAAAAATATAAAAGGCAAATTATAACGCACCGGCAGCATGATGGCGCCGTCTAGTGCGCCGCCAAAGTGGTTGTCGCATCCTATTATGCGAAACTGTTTTCCTTTGGCGTCAACATCATAAACAACTGAACCGATGCCGCGTAACCATTCAATAATGCGCAACTCTTCCAAATGCCCGCGATTAAATAGGCGCTGCATACGGCCATCAAATTGCTCCCGGTGCATCCAGCGGAAGGCATACCAAAGCTTGCGCAAACACCGCTCGCCGATGACGCTGCCACCAAGATGGGCTCTATGGCCATCATCGTAATGTTGTGCGCAATGGGCGTCCATATCCGCCTTCAAGGATTGAGCTATGGCAATTCGTTGCTGTCCTGAAAGGCGGATATTCGACATGAGTTAACGCTGTGCCCAGCCGGGTTGCGGAGGCATCGCGCCTTGTTGGAACGGTGCGGCCGGGGCGGCTTGACCAAAGGCCGGAGGCGCACCAGGCTGACCAGGAAAACCGGGCTGCTGTTGCGGCTGGCCGAAGGCTGGGGCACCCTGCGGCGGTTGTCCGAACGCAGGACCAGCGCCAGGATCCGGAAAACCTCCCCAGCCTTGTGGTGCAGGAAAACCGCCTTGAGCCGGAGGCGCATACGCGGGCGCTGGGGGCTGTCCGGCTTGCTGAGGCGGCGCTCCCGCATTCGGTGCAGCCGCGCCAAGCTTGGCCCATTCAACAGGCGGCTTGCCCTGAACATCGAAGATGTTGCCGATTTGCGTATATTTGCTGTCCGTCTGGGGCACCATCTCAACCATGAAATCTTTGCCCCAAAGCTCAACACCTTCGGGCATTGCGCTAAGCCCTGCCTGCCATGTGCCTGTCACCTGAGTGATGGCGGCTAGATGACCGGCAGCGATACGTGACGCGACTTCGTTGCTATTCCAAATGTTGAGGTTGAATGTGCCCGTTTGACCAGCATTCGGACCATCCAAGATGCCGCAATCAATCGCCAACATTGAAGCGTTGTTGTCTTTGTTGGCACGCCTCCCGGTTTTAAGCACGCGAACGCGATACTTACCAGCGGGAAGCTGTGAGGGGCCCGAAATAGGATTGTGTTCAGTTGGATTAAACCACGCCATGTTAAATTACCTTTCGTTGTTAGTCAAAAGCCAGAGCCATCGCTATAGCCATGGCCAGAGCCATCGCCATTGCCAAAGGCGCAGCGCGTTATCAAGCTTCATTTCCATGCCGTCAATATACGAAATATTGCCGATATGAACGCCCGCCGAATATGTTCTAACAAGGCAGCGGCGATTTAGCATAGGATGCAAACTCATTTCAAATAACTCCGTTTGATTTGTTAATAATGTGGTTGATGTCCGCTGGCTCCCACACGTCCAGCTTGCCGCTGCGATTACGGCACATGGGTGCGTAATCGTTCATGCGACATCTAAGCCAGCCATGTTCTTGTCCAGTCACTGGATCAACATGGCGGCTTAAATATAATACGTTGTCAAAATGATATGGCAGAGCCGGGCCAAGCTTTGGTACTGCCGTAAAACATTCTACTGTTGTTATGGTGCTTGTCCCGCCGCCGATAACGCTAATATCGTTTTTAACCTCTACGGCTTTTGATGTCATCATTACATGCTTGCCCGGTAAGCCTAACGCCTCTAGCACAATTTCCATAACTTGCGCTGTTGTTTCCGGGGAATACTTTCGCGCATCATTGTTGTGCTTTTTGCGGAGCGCGCCTAAAATATTTTCAGATAGCGCGCTGATGCTGTCAAAATATATTGTACCTACATTGCGCGCCTCGGCTGATGACGCGGCCCATTTTAGACAGTCTTTCGCCTTTTCGTATGTGCTGGCATCGGCATATGGTACGCGATGTTGAGACAGTGACGTTAGACCGGGTTCACTCACAAACAGGAATGGCGCGGGAGCGGTTAAAGCAAGCGGTGTTTTACCGCTGCCGCCGAGACCGCATATTAAACCTTTTTGAAACAGATTGCGCGCATCGTTTGTATAATAGGTTTGCATTATTCTTCAGCCTTCGCACTGCCGATTTCAAGCGTTGGCGCAGCATCTTTGATTTCCACCATGCCGGTATTATCAACAATAGCACGCAACGCATCAGGCAGCGCAGTGTAGGCGGCGTTTTTCATGTCCATTTCCCAAACAAAAACTTTAGACAGCAGCTCTGCTTGATCCGGTGTTACGTCTTTATATAGCTGTGTCATTTTTGCAGCGTCATATTTGAAACCGATTGATTGCTTGCGCGTAAATTTGAAGTCTTGCGCAGCATCTATAGAACAACGGTTTATGCCCAAGTCCGCCGCACCAAACAGTTCCGCCTCTATCAGATCACGCCAACGCTTTTCCTCTTTCTTCGCAGCGTCAAGACGGTTTTTAGCCGCCATCCAAAAACATGCCAAAGCACGGGCCGAAACAAATGACATTAGGTTAACCCTTGATTTCAGTCTCTCGCCTTGT